CGCTTGCCATAGCTCGCAGTCTTCTTGGCTGGTTTCTTGGCTCCTGCTTTCTTCATCGCGCAACCGGTACGGCAGGCGGCTTTGTTGCAGGGCTTTCCATTGACAGGACATTTACGCATCGTTTTTTCCTAGTGGTCGCTCAACGCAGACCAGTTGATAGTGTTTGAGGTGAGGTGCTTCGACTTGCACCTGAATCTTTCGTTGCTCGCGCAACTCAAAGCATTCGCTCATGGTGGTTGTCTGATCCAGATCCCTGACTTGAAAGCCGGTGGATGTGACTACGATGATGAACAAAACCCACATGTCATCACCAAGCCTTGCACGACCAGTACCGTGCTTTTGTTTTGGGGCCGGGGTTGTCGCAGTTGTGCCGAGCACGGAACGACTTGCGGCGTTCTGGGATGTGCTTCTTGATCTTCATGTCGGGATCACCGAACCGGACGATCTTGACCGAGTTGCCATCCTTCACACACACGCCTGACTTCTTCGGGCCGTTGGGTGTTTTGAATGGCTTGTTGAGCTTCTTACCCTCACACGCACTTGATACGCGCATGGTCGATTTCTTCTTGGCCATGAGTCCTCCAGTTGGGCCAGTGTTGCGCAGATCAGGGGGTGGGTCGTCCCGAGTTGATTGCCTGACACAGCCGGTAGAACTCATCGTCGGTCATCGCGTGCTTCATGTAGTTCACTTGAGTGGTGACGAGCCGGATGTTGTCTTTGGTGTAGTGAATGTCAGAGTTGATGCGGTCGATGCTGGCGTTGGTCATTGTCTTTGTGTACTGCTTGTCAGTTCTCTTGAACGTCAGCTCGTCGCCGGACAACGCGCAACGTCCTTGCTGGGCCGCCAAAAGGCCCAGCAGGTAATCGACCGTCACGTCGTCATCAACGTCTGCTCGTTTGTCGCTGTTGTCGCCGGTCGATCTTGCATGGTTGGCAGTACGGAGAGCGGGGAGGCTTGCCCGTTCCGAATTTCTTGTCTCGAAATTCAGCAATGGGTTTTGTTTTCTTGCAGTTACGGCAGGTTCTCAAAGTTTGTGACATAGAGCTTGCCGTTCTGTAGCAAGAAGGCTTTGTAGAGCCGGATGAAGTCTTTGAGGTGGAGAGCCACGATTGATTCCTCTGTGGGTTCTCTGTTGCGCCGAGTTATGACTACCGGGATTTCAGGTGAATTGCTCTCGGTCTTGTTGCGGATGGCCTGCCGGATTGCGTCCCGGATGTTCAGGCGTTCGGTTCGCTTGGCTTCGATGAACAGGTCTGTTGCGCCGACGATATCTGATCCGCCGTGCTGGAGATTATGCGTGCCGCCGCCGGAGAGCGGCGCACGGAAACAGCGTTCCTGCCGATATACGTTGTCGTTCAGATATTTGGCGAGCTCGCGTTCGTATGCGTCGCCTTTGCGTTTTTGTGGTGTGCTCATCTTGCCCATCCTGATGTGTCTTCAAAGCCGGATTCTTCCCAGCTCTCTTCTTTTTCGTGGCAGGACGCGCATCGAAAGTGGAACTTTGGGCGTGTCTTGGTACAACCGCAGTTGGTGCATGGCCGGTTCCATGTCTTTGGTTTCGGGCCGCCTTCGACTGCGTACTTTGCGCCGTGGAAATTCTTGAGGTTGAGCCGAACGAGGATGCGCTTGAGGGTGTCAGTGCAACAGCCGATGACTCGAGCCATCTCTGCGTAACTCAGTTCGTAACAGTTCTGCTTGAGCCAATCGACCTGCTCGTCTGTGAGGGGAACGCGCTTAGGCAACGATGCCTCCGTGTGATGCCATCCTGTACCGGAAGCTATCACACGATATGTTAAGGAACAACTAAAGTTGTGGAGTCCATTCTTGGACTACGCTCACTGGCTTATCCAATCGCTTCGCAATATCTATGTCTGACATCGCCGGTTGTATGTTGCCCTGCACATCGACGTAGGGTCGGCACAAGTCCCTTGCCTTTTGCTTCGGAGACTTAAACGAATGGAGCCGAACGGTTTTGTCCTGATGGTTGCTGACGAAGCCGATGTAAGAAACCGGTTCGTGCATGTCAGTCCATTCTCGGACTTTCCCGTAGCGGAGTTGCAGAACAAGATCGATGCGCTCCTCGGGAGAAACGCCCTGAAAAGATGCAAGCCGGTCATAGACAGAGTGCTCAAGGTCTCCATCGAATATGCCTGCGTTTTGTTTGGCCTGTTCCTGATCTCGGTACACCTGCGTAACACGGAGCTGAGTTTCAAGAACGGTCAACTGGTTCGTTGATCCTGCCTCTCGCCCCAGTCCTGTCTCGCTTGGTTTGTTTGAGTGATGCACGAGAACGCAACTGATCCCGTTGTTCCGCAACTTGAGCGCAAGCTCGTTGACCACTGACCAATCTTCAGCAGAGTTTTCGTTGATGCCGGGGAAGGCGGAACGGATCGTGTCGATGACAACTACGTCGGCTTTGTTCGCAACAACCCATTGGAAGAACGTGGCTCGACCTTTGTCTGTCTTGAGGTTGAGTTGATCCTTGTTGTCGAACGGAGCCCAGATGTTGAATCGGTCAGCCGCGTCACCGAACGAGCGGGCGGATCGATCAAGGAAACGATAGACGTTTGTTCTGCTGTTCTCGAAATCGAAGTACAGAACTCTCGGGGTCTTTGGGATATCAAAAGGGCCGCATCGTGTTTGCAGTGACGATGCCATATACAGAGCATGTCGAATGAACATCGACTTGCCGTGACCGGAGTATCCAAACACCTGCATGATCGTGCCGGAGGTCGGAAGGAACGGCTCGATAAAATACTCCTGCGAGCCAATCTCCTGCTTGAGTCGGTTGATGTCCTTTGTTGTGATCGGCTTGAACTGAGATGCATCAAGCTGTTGACTGTCCGGCAACTCATTCTTTGTTGCGTATCTCTCAGGATGTGAAATCTTGTCCTGCTCAATCAAGCGATCTACTGAGTCCCATATTTCTCTTTCGGGGAATGACTCCTCAAAGAACTCTGACTGGAACTCGATAGCCTCACGGAACAATTCGTCTCGATCATTGACGCCACTCGCGCAACGCTCACCCAAATACCGGTAGAGCATATCGTTCCGGCCATTGCCGCCGCCGGTTGGGAGCTTGCGGTTCGCATACTTGCTAACCTTCTCTTCGGCCTGTTGCCATATGCCACCCACCGGACGAGCAACATTCTGTGGTAACAGTATGTTCTCTGGTCGGAACGAATCGAGGTTAAGAACTTGGGCGGTCGGGCGGTTGAGCTTGTACGGATCGAAGCCCTCCCATTCTGGGACATCGTAAAACGTCTTGTCTTCATCGATGACCCATGAGTAGTTGGGGGTAGGCGGGATCACGGCAATGTTGCCGGACGCCCTGAAGTCGAGTCCCTTGAAGCTAGGCCATTTAATGCCATTGGCGTTTGCTCCAACTTGCCCTTCGATCTTTGTTGCGCCCTCCGGCCACTTCCAATAAAAGTGCCAGCCATGCTTTGTCTTTGTCTTTACAGGCGTGTTCGTAAAGCCAAGTCGCTTGGCAAGATCAAGTGCCTCTTCGTTATCGCAGTCAACGACGACATAGCCAGAGTATTTGCCGGTAATAATGCCGAGGTAACTGTCAGGTTCCCGTTGCCACCAAGAGCGGATCTCTTCTTCGGTCGGTATCTGTCCGGTTTGGTTGAAGTGTTTCCACTTTATTGATGGGTGCTTTTTTGTTCCTGATATCGGAACAACTTGAAAACCGCGTTGAGCCATTGCGATGGCTTCCTTCAGGCACGGATTTTCCACATCGGTCATATTCATCCCCTCTAAAGTATTGATCTATTGATACTTCAGGGTATGCGCTTTTGATTCGCACCAAGTCTCGTGTTGATACGCCGCCTCTGCTGATCCATCCGTATGGAGTTGTGCGGCAAATTCCTAATTCTTTTGCTATTTTTGAAGCGCCACCAAGGTCTTCCACTAACGACTTGATATCAAAAAACATCATCTTTCCTGTTGTAACGGCGTCCATTCTGAGATAAAAAGGACATCGGAAGCAATACAAATGTGACATCATTTGTTTTGTTATGAAGATGAGGAGTTGATATGGCAGTAGTAACTGGGCTGAAACAAGCCGAATCAAACGCGCCTTTGAGCGCACCACCTGAGTCCCCAGCAGTCAGCGTTCCCTACTCAATGGTTGAGTCTTGGAAAGAAATCCAAGAAGAGCTGGAGCTCGCGCAACTAAAACTTGAAGCACTCAAGAGCAACATCGTCGCGCTCGTTCCCGAGCAACCCGGAGACCACGAAATCGAAGTTGGCGATCACAAGTTTGTGATTCAACACCAAGAGCGATGGGATTGGGATCAAGAAAAGCTGAAGACCATGTACGAAAAAAATGAAGTCCCTCCACATGTCACACGGAGATTCCGTGTGGACAAGAAGGCGTTCAACAATCTGAGCCCCGAGGAGAAATGCATTTTAGAACCCTGTCTGACTAAGAAGATTGGAATGACAAAAGTTAAGTTGGAGACGTTATGAAGATTACGCCGCTCAAAACCAATGACTCGTCTGTCTCGGAGACAAGCAAGACGTTGCTCATTGGACACCACGGAGCAGGAAAGACCTCGCAGATCAGAAATTACGAGCAGGCTTATGGAAAGGGATTTGTGATATCAGGAGAGTCTGGTCTCGCATCGGTCAGCGATTGCGAGATCGATTATCTGCCATTCAAGTCTTTCGAGAGTCCTTGTCAGGATGGCTACTCCTTTAAGCAGATCGCCGCCTACGTTATGTCGGACGAGTTTCGCGCTCAGGGATATAAGTGGATCTGTATCGATTCGGCTACAGAGCTTTCTCAGCAATGTTTTGCCGATGTCGAGAAAGAGTATGCCGGTAGCAAGAACGGGTTCGAGAAGTGGGGCGCTTATTCCGCAAAGATCACAGAGTCTTTGAAGTGGGTTCGCGACCTTCCTTATCACGTCCTGATTACCTGCTTAGCAACTGAGGAAACAGACGACAACGGGCAGACGCATTACTGGCCGATGCTCGTTCAGAACAAAGTGCAGAAGATGATCCCCGCACTTTACGACCATGTTTTCTGTCTCATTCGCGCAACATCAACTGGAGATGACGGATCCGCAAAGGTGAAGCGTTATCTGGTCACAGATGAAGTTCGTGGGTGGCACGGAAAGACTCGTGACCCGCATCGCAGACTCAAGCCTGTTGAGGACTGTGATGATGTCACTGAACTGTTGCGCCGCGTGTATATGACACAGGCCGAGTATGAAAACTACATCAAGCAAGGAGCCAACTAATGAGCTTTAACTTAACGCAAATTGACCTCAATGCTGTGCAAACAGAGGATCGCCCAACGATCTTGAGCGCAGGCAAGTATGAAGCGACAGTCACGTCAGCAAAGTACGACAAGAACTCAAAGGGTACGGGTTGGAACCTAATCCTAGAAATGAAGGACAAGAACAGCAACGGATCGATTCGTTCATGGACGACGGTTCAGCACTCAAACCCAGATGCGCAACGCATTGGTCTTGAGCAACTGAAGGCTATGCTCACCAACATGGGTTGGGATAACGCGCATCCGCCAGAGGCTGATTGGTATAAGGGCAAGCCGATTGGTATCAACGTCGTGGATGAGGTGGATCAGGACGGAACAAAGCGTTCTCGTGTGAACTACACATATCCTTTGGCATCAACCCCTGCTCCCGATACGCGGGACGACGATCCGCTTCCGTTCTGATGAAATCCACATTCGCACACGACATCGTGAGTCGGATTGACGGGGGATACGCTGATGAAACCGAGGGTGAAGCCAGATCCTATATCGGTGCATCGGTTGTTGGAAATGACTGCAACGCCTACCTACAGTTCTCGTTGCGTGGATTTGACAACGATCCCCCTGACCCACGCCTTAAACGGATTTTTCGAGATGGTCATCGGATCGAAGATGCGGTCGTCAAGGACTTACGCAAAGCCAAACTAAACGTCATTGAAAACGACCCTATGACCGGCAAGCAACATCGTCGGGAATGGTTGGGTGGCCATGTCGTGTGTAATGCGGATGGACTCATCAGCGACCCCGCTGAAGGCGACGCCGTTCTTGAGATCAAGTCAATGAATGACGCCTCTTGGAAGAAGTTCCATAAAGGTTGCTTCAAGCGAAGCGTCTGTTGGGAGACGCCGGAGGTCACTCCGAATTGTAGATTGTGCAAGCACTCAATACCCAAGTCTTCTGGTGAGTGGCACTGCGCGTTGCGCGATAGCCCATGCAAAGACCCGTGCGATCAGTTTGATGTGTACCGGCCAACAAAAAAGGAATAGCTATGCAACCAAATCCAATCGTGATCGACATGATCGATCATATTAAAACCATGTCGGACGAACTCTACTCGGTGAAGAGTGAGATTCTGGAGAAGACAGCCCTTATTGAAGGTTTAGAAACGCGCTACAGCGATCTCAAAAGGATCGATGGATGGAAGGATGACATCATCAAGGCGAAGGATCGCCTCAAGAAAGAGCGCGAAGAACTCATTAAGCTGAAGCAGTCGGAGTTGTATCTGACCAATGAAGTCGAAAAGTCGCGGCTTGAGTATTCAGCACTGACGGCTCAACGACTGGAGGCGTAACAATGGCCAGTCTTGAAAAGCTAAGCCGGAAGGCGAAAAAGAAATATCTCAAACTTCTTCATGCACTTGTGTCTGGCTTGCGAGAGAAGGCAACAAAGATTGAGATTGATTTGATCGCACTGGAAATGAGGATTTCAGAGAAGCGGAGAAGACGAGGAGAGTATCTGTGACAGAGCTAAAACCTGATTATGTAAATAGTCCACCGCATTACAAGATCACAGACGACATTGAGGTGATTGATGTTCGTCATGCGTTGCTCGAAAAGATGGATAGCCTTGTTGCTGAAGGCAAACTAACCGTGGCGCAGGTCGATAACTGGAGTCGGGCTTGGGAATATCTGACTCGTTGCTTTTTCAAGAACGGTCTCGAAGACCTCGGTAAATGTGAGTATTACCTGTTGCGCTTGATTAAGCTAATGCAGACTCATACCACAGAGCCTCATCCTCACGACGACGAACAAGACCCCGTAACCGTCGTCCACCTGCATACACCCATCGACGAAATTGATCCGGTGCTAGATCATGCTCTTGACGATTTACTTTTTGACGAAGAGTGGAAGATTGTAAAGAGCCAGAACCGAGGTTGAACGTAAAGGACACAAGCGCATCGAACTGCTCGTCTGCGAGTGGGACGCTGATTAAACGGCTGACAGCACGTTCGGCTATGCCCACATCGTTGCGCAAGATTTCCATTCCTTGCTCTTTTGTAATGCCTTCATCAAAGTTCTCGTGCGGCAAAACAACGTGACCATAGCCGATAGTCGGAATACCGGCGGGGCAGAGGTACACCTCGGGGACAAACCCCTCGTGGTGCATGATGATCTCTAACCCCTCGTCTGTGACGTGCCTCACTTTGAGCGACTCCGCTGGATGGCGCGTTGACCAAACCAGAATCCGATGATTGCCGAGAACAGCGCGGCTGTTTCCTGATCCCACAATTTGTCGATCAATGCCGGTGTGGAGAGGATGTCTTCGTTGATCCAATAGATCATCACGGTCATCTTTACTGCGACGAACGCAAAAAAGAACATATATGTTATGACCGGGCGGACGCTTCCTCTTAGGGCTTCAACGAACTGGTTGCCGGATGGTTTGCTTGCATGTTTGTACAGAGCTTTGCTTTCGGCGATGTCGGCGTTGACCTGAATCTCCGTAAGTCGTTGCGTATGTTGTTGCTTCGCGTGTTCCATTTGGAGCTTGATAAGATCCATCTCGAACCGCTTGTCTTGGCGGTCTTGAAACATCTTCAGGATTTCTGGCAGGAAGCTGGAAAGCAGACCTGCGATTGTTCCGAATAGGGTAATCACGCTTCATCTCCTTAGTTGAAGTCATATCCGTAGTTATAGCCAAAGCTGTAGACGCCGCTCATGGCTGATCTGTTGCGCGACTTGCTGGATTCCCCGGCAATTGAATCCACAAGACTTTCCCTAACATCGCGGCGACCGCCGAGAACTGGGATGCGCTGTAGAATTTCACGAGTTGCGATCCGCTCTTTGGAATTGGAACTTGCGTTTCCGTCCAGAGCGCCTTCAGCGACTTTGATGGTGTCTGAAGCAAGACCGAATGTTGGGCCGAGGAATGTGCTGTAGATCCGCTCACGACCGTATGCGCCGTTATCGATCTGCTCCGCAGAGTTGTAGAGGATGTCTCCAAGTAATCCGAGGCCACCCATTTGCAACATCCCGTCGGCGTACCAACCCATCATTGCGTCGTAGTCTTCGTGAACATCAGGTACGAATGGCAACTCGCCAACGCCTTCGTTCCAAGTACGTTCTCGAACAGCGTTTTCGTTTTCCTCGTTGCGCGCCTGAACAATGTCTTTCGTTGCAACGACGCCAGCAGAGTAAGCTGGGCCGATGCCGAGGAAGGCAAACAGTGGTGCGTATTCTTTAAGGCCGTCGTTGCGAGTGGCCTTGCGGATAGTGCGACCACCAAGACGAGACATCATGAGTGGGAACGACTTGAGCTGGAATATCAGCGAGCCAATTGGCGTGTTTGCGAGAACCGGGATGTCGTTCGGGTTCGGCGTAAAGATCGCCTCGTTCGTGAACTTGATAATCGCAGTTGCAATTTCATCTCGCGCAACAGAGTCGCCGGACATGATTGCTTCGACTGACTCAGGCTTTCCTGCTGTTGGCGCGTACAAAGATGTCAGGCCGTATGCATCCAATCGTTGCTTCGCAAGCCGACCATCCCGAGTATTTGGTTGGTTTAAGGCGAGCTTCTGATTCATGCGGAAGAAGTTGTAGCCGATAGATGCGCTGATTTCGCGGTTCATTGAAGTCCAAGGCTCGAGCATTGTTGCTGTAAAGAAGCCGTTGGCGAACTTGGATGAATCAGTACCGAGGGTGTGAGTCATGCGCTGATGGACTACGTTCTCAATAGACGCTCCGATTTCAGCAACGAACTCCCGGTACTCTGGCCCCTTGGTCACATAATCTTTCCAGCCAGCCGCAAAAGAGCGGAAGTCGCCGGAGTTAATCAGCGGCAACACAACGTCTGTGAGCGACGTAACCACTGTGTAAGAAAGCAGGGTGACCATATTGAATGCGCGCAAGAACTTCGATGGGTTACGGAACTTCTCATCGAGGCCGCCCATGCTGATAGGCTTACGCATCGCAGTTTTATAGAAGTCCATCGCGTGC